ATTACATCAACAGAAGTAATAGTTCCTGCAGCACTTACATTAGGAGAAAATTCTGCAAGAATTGACTCTGGACCTTCTGGTATACTAGCAGTAATAATTGGAGGAGCACCTGGACTATAATCACCAGGTTGTCCACCATCTACAACAGTTACAGATCTAACAAATTGCATAGGTTCAGATATTTGTGCTGTTGAAGGTGTGTCGGGATAATCATTCATATCTAAATGGAAGTATGCTGCTTGCCCATCAAAAGGTGTTCTAAATCTTCTATTAGGAGTATTAAAATCTCGACAATTATTTAATATAACAGTATCAGATTCCCCATCAATAGGATTATTCAAAAATCCATCAAACTCAACAACACCAACTCCATCAGCAACTAATCCAAAAGTACCAAATGAAGAGTTAGAGTTTGTAAGATCACATTGTCCACCAGATGTACATCCAATAGCAATCTTACATCCAATAGTAAAGATAGAAACTAACTGAGCATAAGCATTGTTAGAAATAGAAACACCAATACCTGCTTCATTATACTGTGTAAATGCATCACATACCATACTCTTTAAATCTTGCCCTAAATCATTGGTTCCTGTGTATGAAGCATCAACATGATGTCCATTAATTCTCATACCAATACTACCAGTCATAAAGTTAGTACAGTTTCTAACATATGGACTTCTATATCTACCATTAGGTCCTTCATCTGCAGGTCCAGCAGCAGTATATCCAGTTTCAGCACCATATGATACTCCAGCATCAATATATTTTTGAGTTGGTGGGAAAGCAACCGCAGCACAATCTTGATGATTTGTAGTTATAGTTGCACCAGCAAAGTTAAGATTCTCAATTAAACAACCATTTCTAACATGGATTACATCCTTATTAATATTATTAGGTACAATAGTTACTAGTCTAATATCCTCTCCAGTAATAGTAACTTTATTTCTTAATCCAATTGGATTATTTTCATTATAAACACCAGAACGAACCTTAATTGTATCCCCTTCTTGTGCTATCGCTGCTGCTGCACCAATAGTTCTTTTCGCATCACCTTCTAAGAATCCAGAATTACCATCATCACCATCTCGTGTAACATAAATTATATTCTCTGTTTCTACTCCAGATGGTCTCCACTTAACACCAGTACCAGTAGCTGATAATCTATAATCATTCTTAGGTCTATTACCATCAAAACCAACAGTATTATCATAATCAATTATTTGGTTTTCTAATTCTAATGTACCTATAATTTTTGCATTACTACCTACATTTAAATTCTTCTCAATTCCTATACCACCCTCAACAACTAATGCACCAGTATCTTTAGTTGTTGATTGTGTAGTTCCAAAAATATGTTCATCACCACATACATTTAAATCTCCAGCAACACCAAGTCCACCACCAATTACTACAGCACCCGTAGTACAATCAGTAGATGGTACTGTAGACTGAATTCTAAGAGTTCCTGTTAGTTCTTGAGATCCACAAACATTTAAATTTTTAGAAACACCAAGTCCACCATATACAACTAAAGCACCAGTGGTACAAGAAACAGATTCTGTAGAATCTTCTATTATTGTTTTTCCACCAATATTTAATCTCTTAGAAATACCAACACCACCATCTATCTGAACTGCTCCATTACTTGAGAAGGTTGATTCAGTAGTACTATTAAATGTTGAATCTCCATCTACATCTAATGTATCATTAAAGGTTACTTCACTATCTACATCTAATTTTGCATCAAATTCAACATCATAAGTAGCATGAAGTGTTCCAAGTATATCAAGATCAAATTGAGGATTATCTTCTTTAATACCAACCTTAGTCATCCTATAGATTGGAGAATCATTCTGAATATTAGTGTGACCCCATAAATCCCTTGATTGTATTCTTGCAACTGCAGTAGGATTATTTGGGTCTGGTATTGGTATTATGGTATCTGTACCAAGTCCTAAACTGTTTTGTTGTGTAAAATTCAACCACTGGAATAATTGTGCAGTTCCACCTGTAGGTAAACTTACATGCTCATCCTGAACATACATTCCATCCAATGTTACAGGAGATGCTGCTACCCATCTAATTCCATTACCATCTCTAGTTAAATATTGTCCATTTGCACCTGGCGAATCAGCAGAGTCAACAATATTTCTATCAATCTTAACAGTTCCTTCTACATTTAACTTTATCTCACCCTCAACAGCTTCAACAGCAGCATTATATCCAGGTATCTCGCCAGGATATGTACTACCAATTCCTACTCGACCTCGATCATCAACTATGAATATATCATCATATGCTCCGACTTGGAATCTACCATAAGGAGTAACACTTCCAACACCAACTGAACTAACTCCAGTAAGAGGATCAGAAGTAACAGTAACAGATTTCTCAAACATTCCAATTTGGAATTTGTCTTGAGGTAGACTAGTCCCAATACCTACCCTACATGGATTAGTAGTAACATGTAAACACTCAACACCAACTTGGAATTTACTACCTGGTATGGTAGTTCCAATACCAACTAGACCTTCCTCAGTAACAACAATAGATGTATTTCCAGCACCCACTTGGAATCTGGCATCAGGTTGTGTAGTTCCTATTCCAACCCGACCTGCTGTCTGACCATCATCAGCATCTTTTTGTGAAGATATAGCAACAAAAACGGTTCCTGCCGAACCAACATTAAATCTATGCTTTACCGTTAAATAATCTGTATATAATTCTGCGTTAATAAAAACATCATTATTAAATGTAGCAATACCACTTACATTTAAATTTTGGAGATTAATATTTAACCCATCACCAAAATCTGCGTTACCAAATAAATCCGCATAAAGAGTTCCATAAACATAGACATCATTATAAAATTCAGCTACATTACCAACTCTATGATTTTCACCATCGTGTAAACCTTCAAAATTATCGGATTCTGCCATATCTTATAACCTACCCGTTGGTATTTGAGTTCCACTAAAACACATTCCCATCCAACTAACATCTCTTATCCAAAGAGATCTAGAATATTTGGCAGTGGTATTTAATGTTTCGCAATTAAGATTTATACTATTACCCTTATTATTAAAATTAATATCACCACCAGCCTCAAACTCTATTGTAGTATCAGATTTTATTAAAATAGAAGTGCCTTTTATAGTAATCTTTCCACTATCTGCAGTAACACTAATACCAGTTCCGTTTGTAGATACTATATTAACACCTTTATCCGATCCTTCTGCACCTCCATTACCCTTTCCTCCACCACCAGCAAGAGTAAGAGTTTCATCAACAGTAATATCTAAATTACCAGTATCAGCCATTTCTATAGTAGTATTACCAGATTCTGAACTACCAGTTATGGCATATATTCTAGATCCAGCCATACCAAACTTTGGACTTGCAGTTTCTATTTTGAAATTAGGTCCGAAAGAATCAACAGATCTACTTTGCCAAGATGTTTTATTAGACATTTATACTACCTATACTATGTTATTTATTTCAACTAACACAATCAATAACCTGCTTAACTTCACCTTGATATGGAGGTCTTTCTCCCAATCTTGGTTTTAAGATAGCACCATAACCTGTTCTTGTATCAATTTTAAGTTCTGGTAACTTAGTTATCTCCTTAACATTGATTGTTGCAGCACTTGGTGGTATGACATTAACTATCCTTCCTAGATTATCAACATATGTAGTATATTCATTGCCATCATCATCAGTCACCTTATCATCTTTGTCATAATCTTGTCCAGGATTAACAATAGTAACACGATCAACAACCACTGGTTCTTCATCATCCACATCTTTAATTGGATAATTTTCACCTTCAGATACAACATATATATCAGTTACTTGCTGATAAGTAGGAGAATCTTCATCATAATCAATTACTGCTCTAGCAACTGCACCATATCCTTGTCCACACTCATCAGTAATTTCTACAAATGGTGGTCTATTGTACCCAGATCCACCACTCTTCAAATCAATACCAATAAGACTACCCACTGCCTCAACACCAGTTCCAATTCTATTACCTAAAATTGCTCTAGCATTAGCACCAACTCCATTACTACCAAAAATTCTAACTTTAATTCCAGCACATTTTAATGGAGGACCACCATAACATTCACCCAATGGACTCTTAAACTTAGGAACAGATACACTTGGATTCATAAAATCAAATACTCCTAAACTACCACCAGCAATACTCAAATCCTGAACACCGCCAACTAAATTTTCAGTTAAACTATCTGCAGTATTGGCAACAGATAATATCTTATCAATAGCAATCTCAGCAGCTTCTACTGGTCCTTTACCTAGAACCCACTTAGTAACTTCCTGACCAGATGCTTTTGGTGGTGTCTCACACTCAAACATTTTAGCAATATTAAGTAATGCTTCTGCCTTTCCTCGTAAGAAATCGCCAGGACTAAATCCACCTAATATTTTAGATATTCCACCCAAAAGTGGTCCAAGACCTTTAGTAATACCTCCAATGATCTGATTCATTAACCCACCAATAAATTGATCACCAATACAAGACACAAAATTTTGAACATTCTCTAATATTCCACTAAGCATTCCACTAATAGTATCTTTCAAACCACCTATAATATTCTGCATAATACAGGGCATACCCTCTTCAATAGCTTTAAGAGGTTTAAGTAAGGCTGCTTGTGCTTTAGCACCAGCTTTTTTAGCTAATGAACGACTCTTAGTAGCAGCAAAAACTGTACCAAATACTTTTTTATATAACTTTTTCAACCCACCATTCGCTTTAGGTCCCATTTCACTAGTAAGATTACTCATCATACTCGCTGCCATTCCACCAGATAATCCAGTAAGTTTGTCAGTAACAATACCTATTTTTTTCTTTGATAATTGTTTTGCTGCTCCAGATAATTCAGATAACTTACCATCACCAACCATACCTTGAATATCATCAACTAATCCACCAACTTGATCCTTCATTTCACCTATTGCAGATGTTGATTCATTACTAGCAAGATTAATAACTTTACCTATAACAGGATGAGTAGATCTTAATTTTTCAACTTCTTCTAGATTCTCATTTAATTTCTTAACTAACTTCTCAGGAAGTTGAACAGGTAATGCTTGAGCACTAGAAGATTGCTCACCAACCTCAGTCTTCAAGAAATATGATCCATCATTTTTTATCTTTGAAGTATACCCAGTAAAAGGTGCAAAAGGCATACTATAATCTTCAGATGGGAACTGTCCCTTAGTTCTACCAAAAAGACCTACAATAACAGGCAGTTGTGCATCATCACCGTCAAGAAAGAATCCAAACACACTGTCACCTGGACTTAATCTAATAGATCTAAATCTATCAGCACCACCAGATCCTGCAGTAGTTGGTAATAAAACTTGTGCCCAAGGAAGATCAACATTTTTTAATTCAGTAAGATCTTGAGGATGATATCCCATAATACGGACTTTAATCCTATTACCCCAAGAAGATCCTGATTGATTTATCTGATCACCTTGACAATCTTCTGGTGCGATTTGTCCTATCCACCAACGAAAACCATCTCTTCCTACAAAATTACTTTTTAATAGTGATTGTTCTATCATGGTGTTCTAGATCCGAATGTATCGCTTATTAGTGTTAATGAAGTATATGAACCACTTGGATCATAATGATGACACAATTCCTTAATCATATATAGACCACTTTGTTCAGGGTCAGTATCCTTTTTTTCTTCACGAGTAATTCTAGGAAATATACATTGAATAATAGTACCAGCTTCTAACTCAGTATTTGAAGGAATTGTCATAGAAATCATCTGAGTAAACAAGGTATTATATCTCATCATTGCCTGAGATTGTGTTTTACCTGGATCAGCATTCTTTGAGTCAATAGAAGCATCTTGTTCCATTGTACCAACATCAAGAATTGCTGTAACATTCCTACTGGGAATATCACCCAGAGTCCTATCATCATCAGGATTTATTTTTGGTAATTTTATATCCTTACCCAAATTCTCAGTATTTGTCTTATAATCTGATAATTTAAACAATCCCTTTGCAGGATTAGTATACTCAAAAGTATAAGGATTAAAGAACATTCTTTGACTACAATATGTACCCCTTTGTAAATTACCTATCAAATCTTGATTTTGATTTGTACTATAATCTATAATTTTATAATCATTACCTTCTCCTTTCTGAATAACTTCAGTAAATTCATAAACTTTTTCAAAAGGTTTTCCAGCTATCATACTATCAATAGATTTGAATTTATATCCACTTTTAGTTTCATAGAAGAAATATCCAGCAGTTCCTGAACTCTTTTTAGTTTTTCCTGGAACACCTTTAGATGCTAACCAAGTTAACACAGTAAAGGGTTTTCTCATATTACCTATAAAACCATACTTATTTTGAGTCTCATCAATATCTATTTTCTTTTTGGTACTTAAATACTTTTTATCTTTAATAATTGTTTTAACAGATTCACTAATAGGAGCACCAGTTCCAAACTTTCTACCAACTCTTGTTGTTTCGTTAGTTATTGCTTCACGAGAAACCAAATTTAAAGTAAATGATTCACTTTCAGTCTTAGAATATACATTAGTAATACTAGAAACAAATAAGTATTTGTCAGATTTAGATGCAAAGTCAAGTCCTGGATTCTTTTTATTATTACCAAGAACTCTAAGTTTAACTCTTTCACCACCTCTTAAAGGTAAACCATTATATACAGTCTGTAATTGCCCATCAGGTCCTTTAATAGATCCACCATCATTAACTACTTGTATCTTTACAGTAATTGTAGGTGAAAGTATATCTTCATAATAATCAACCATAACCACACCAGCAGCTATATCAACTGTTTTTGAACCGTCTGCTGATTCAATTATAATTTCTTCGTATATGGATGGATCTACTGCTGACATTAGGTATATGAGTATAAGCTTGCTTGAATCTTTTTATAAAAATTCTCAGTAATAACGATTGTTCTTTTTTTACTTTTAGTTGTCGTTGGAGGAGGTGAACTACCACCACTTCCAGAACTTCCCTGATTATTTAACATATAAACAACTGATCGTTTTCTTGGTGTGCTGAGTTTTCTTGACTTCAATTCTTTTTTCTTAGGATTAATGAGATTAAAATCATTTCCTTTCTTATCAAGATCAGTTAATCCACCACTCATCCAATCAGCAGCAGACCTCCAACCCAAAAATCCACGATTTCCTTTATCCTTTTTCGGTGTTAAATTATCAAAATCATTCTGTATATTATTAATACCATACTTGGCACTTTCTACATTTTGTGCCATTAAATTCTTCAGTTCATCTGCTACAGATTTGAAATTATCACTATTACCTGAAATAAGATCATTAATAAGATCAGGTCCTAATTCGTCTACACTATTCTTAGGAAGAATAGCTTCACCACCCTCAACATTAATATTTTTTCCACCTTCTTCATGAGATTTTCCATCTATAATTCCACCTAGTTTGTACATCTCAAAAGATCCTTCATCATCTTCATCATTTGATTCCTCTTGAGTATTCTGCTGATCCTTCTTATTGTTTGGGATTAATTGTTCTTGTGGTTTAACTTCTGCTTCCTTTTTCTTTGCCCTCTCAATAATTTTAGATCTCTCATCCTCTACTGATTCTTCAGTATCTGCTTGCTCATCCCTTTTATTTGGGAATAAATCAAGAAAATCCCACCACTGATTTTTTGTATTTTCACCAAATCCTTCATCTTTCTTATCTTCATTTTCTTTATTAATCTCATCAACAGCATCATTTACTTGATTAGCACCATCAGTCAACTGACCTTCCATCAAACCAAATGCTCGTGAAGTTTCTGCCTTTGCTTTATCAAGTTGACCTTTGGTTTTCATCAGATCAACAGTATTTAATTTATCTTTTTCTACATCTAATGCAAAATCTGTCTGAGACAGAATACCTATAAGATCATTTGTAAAGTTTGAAAGAAAATTAACAACTCCATTAATATTCTTCATTAATTCATTAGCACCCTTAATAATTGCTGGTAATTTAGTGACTAACCATCCAGTCAGAGTGTAACCAACAAAATCCAATACTCTACCAAAGAATCCTTTAGTACTATCAGAAATAACTTTTCCAGTTCGTTTTAAAGCTCCTGTGACACCAGATGCTTCAATAATACTTTCATTTTCCTTTCTTCTTACATTATCTCTTCTTTTTCTGAAAAATTTAGCATCATTATCTATTAATTTTTTCTTTACTAAATTACTTTCACCAAGACTATCGGCAATTTTTCTACTGGAAAGACTTGCCTTCTCGATTCCCTTAGCCAAAATCTGAGTTGAATTTGATATAGCTTTTAAATTAAGAGAAGATTTAAGAACTAAACTCTTAATTATTGGAGTAGATGCCATTTACTTATGCAGGTGCTATTTGATACTCTCTATATCCAGAGTAAATGTAAGTATTATCATTATTATTTGCAGGTATTCTAGGAACAGTACCACCCATACTACCAGTTCCAGAAGTAGTACTAGCTTGATTAGTAGATCCTGAATCAGGATTTCCATCCTGAATAATTTGAGGTGGTGGTTCGTTTAAAGAAAGATCGGCTTCCTTTAATTCAGTTAATCTTTTTCCTGGATCATTAAAAAGATTAAAATTACTTCCTTTCTTGTCAAAATCAGTTAATCCACCACTCATCCAATCAAGAGAAGATCTCCAACCTAAAAATCCACGATTTCCACCTTCTTTATCTTGTAATGCATCATTAGCATTAGGGGTAATATTATTCGACAAACCTTCTAATTCTCCTGGTTTTGGTTCCCAAACCTCACCTTTAGCTTTAGCAATAATCTTTTGCTGTGCAATATATCTATCTTTATCTGTCATTCCTGTATTTTCTTGGGCAGTAATATTATCACCACCACTCGGACCATTTATTAAGCTTTCCCGTGTAGTTTGTGTAACATTCTTTCCGACCGCAAATGATGCAATCATTGCTGCAGCTTTTGCCCAAGGATTTTTAGTAAATGCACCAACAACCTTACCACCCATTCTAGAACCAATTACACCACCAGCACTATCAGTTACTGCACCAATAGGATTTTTACCTCCTAAAATATCAATACCAGCATCAAGAGTACCATATGCACCACCGCCTGTTAGTCTTCTCAAAAAGTTTCCAGTTTTCGCAAGAGGACCTACTTTTCCTGGTAATAAATTTTTGTTAAGAGGTGCTACTGGTGGTTTCGCACCTAGTATACCACCTTTCAACATTGATGCTCCTGCACCTCCCCTCAATAAATTAACTAAACTTATAAAAGGTTTCTTTACTACATTCTTAAAAGTAATTGCAATAGCCTTAGCAGCAAGACCTTTAAGAGATGAAGCTATTGCAATAATTGCTACATTTAGACCTACAATAATACTACCACCAATTAACAGACCATTAACAATCTGATTGTTTATTTCTTGTATTTTTTTCTTATTACCACTTGCATATGCACCTATTAAATCAATAGTCTTAGTACCTAACCACCCAAATAAAATACTCGTAAAGTAAGTACCTAAAGCACCTAATATATTTGACGCTTTTTTAGCTAAAACTTCAACTGGTTTAATTGCTGCATTAGCTATTTTCTTTTCTATTTCTCCTTCTTTTCCTTCTCTAAGACCTAGTGTTGCTAATTGACGCTGTCTATTAGCCTCAGCATTCATCCTCTGTTCTTCTAACTGTGAACTTAAGGATAAACTTTGAGATATTGCTGTTAACGATTGGGTTAGAGCATTAACTTGACCAGCAACAGAAGTTAACTGTACAGTAACTGAATTTACTGCATTAGTATTTCTAATTATTATTCTAGTTAACTGAGGATCTACTGGAGCATTTTGAGCAGGAGCAGAAGTAGGACGAAACATGCTATTAGCAAATCTACTTCTAATAGCCCTTATACTACTTTGTATTGGTGATGTTATTACTTCAGCCATTGTTTGCTGCTTGCTGTGCTTTTAGATTTTCCTCTTCAATATATTGTTGAAGAAGTGTTAAATAAATTTCCCTTTCCCAAGGAATCATATTCTCTAGCTCTGTTAAGCTATATTTATGATGTTGCATCAGGGCAAAATTTACCTTATAGTATGACTCAAGATCTTCATGAGCCATACTTATGCGAAAAAACTCTGTAATCCCTCCAATACAATTTCATTTTCAACTTTTGTTTCTGGATTAACTACAGTAATAGTATGTTTCAATTTTGGCATAGTTTCAAAAAACTTCTCAACAGATTTAAATTGTTTTGAATTAAGAGACTCAACAAAATCTGATAACTCCTTTTTAGTACAATCCGCAGAAGCCCAAGACTCCTCTTCAGAATAAACTTGATCAATACAAGATGAAACTAATTTAAATGTATCTTCAACATCAACTTCACCAGATGCAAAATTTGTTTTAATAAATTCATCCATAGAAGGATACTTCATTCTTAAAGTATAATCATCATCCAATTTAATATCTGTAGAATGATCTTTATCTGTAGAAACCTGTATATCATCCAAATTAATCATTGTTGGAACTTGAGTTTTTCCATCATCAGGACAAGTTATCATAATTTCAACTTCTTCACCCACAGATTTTCCACGAATATTAAGAAACAAATATTCAATATCAAATGTTGATAATTTTTCAACCTTTATACCTCTAGTTAAAATACAATGAGAAATAACATCTTTAACAGCATTTGCTATCTGTTTAGTATCTTGACTTTCCAAAGCCAAAATAAGTACTTTTTCTTCTTTAACTAAAAAAGGTCTATATTTAATTTTCTTTTTAGACGAAGGGATAACCAACTCATAAGAGGGTGCAGAAATTTTTGGTAAAGGCATAATCTATACAATTCAGTAATTTTATTTATAGGGGTTTTTTTAAAGTACCCTACCCTCACTTATAACACTACCACCACCACTAGGAGTACCATATAATTTGTCACCTAGTTTAGATGCATAATTTTTAAGAGATTCTAATTCTCCTTGAGATGAATTTAACAACTCAATATTTCCAGGTGTAGGTGAAGCTGTTTCTTTATTATATAATCTATTAGCTGCAGAATTAGAACTAACCTTATTATTATCAGTACCTCTTCTCCTATCTGAAGATCTGTCTGAACCACAAATATACCTATCAAATGCAAATGTTGCTGTTGTTCTCAATACATTAGAAGATTGATAAGAAACTCTTGCCATACTTAATGATTTTGGAAATAATCCACGGAATGTATATTCAAGTCTTTGCCTATAATTTCTTTCAAACTTTGTAATAGTTGTTGTATCTGACTTATATAATTCTGGATAATTTAACTGAAAATTATATGCATCTCCTGAAGGATCTGCCCCAGAACCACCAGTAATATATTCCATCCAATGTTCTAAGAATTTAAGTGACTTATATTCATTATCAACATAGAATTCTAATTGTATTTCAGTAAAATTTCTAGTATGAGGCATAGTTTCCATAACGCCCTGATAATTACCTCTTACAAGTTCAGTTGCAAAAGCAGATCCAGGCAAAACAGCAGCACTACATAATAATCCAATTTCACTCATATGAAATCTATGATCAACTCCTCTAGCTTGTAAATGAGATTTCAGTCCTTTAGACGGGAGACCAAAATTAACTAAGTAGTGAGAAGTCTGAGCAACATTTTGAAATGTTGGAAGAATTTGAGATATCTTCTTTGGTATTGGAACAGGCACTCTAAATAGTTCTACTATATCATTTCTATTTAGATGGCTTATAAAGGAAAGTATTATCCAACTTCTCCTCACAAATATAAAGGTGATCCTACAAATATAACTTTTAGATCATTGTGGGAAAGAAAGTTTATGGTTTACTGTGATTCTAATGCAAATGTATTGGAATGGGCAAGTGAAGAAATTGTAATACCTTACATATCTCCAGTTGATCATCGCCAACACAGATACTTTCCAGATTTTTATATGAAGGTAAGAGAATCTAATGGTACAATAAAAAAATATGTAATAGAAGTTAAACCTTTAAAACAATGCTCTCCTCCTAAAAAACCAAAAAGGCAAACTAAAAGATATATTACTGAAGCATATACATATGCCACAAATCAAACAAAATGGAAAGAAGCAAGAGAATACTGTGCTGATAGACAATGGGAGTTCAAAGTCATTACAGAGAAAGAACTAGGAATTAAATGAGTAGAATCAAAGACATTAAGGATAATTTAATCGGCACAGAAGATGCTGATGATTTGATGATGGAAATTCTTGGTGTCTTAGAAGAAGGTGGTAAAACACCAGAAGTAGGAAAATTCTATGTCTTTGTATATAATCCAAAAACACCTAATATAAGGTATGATCAAAATC